TTTTCGGTTAGCCTCGACTTGCCGTATATACTCATCGGCAGTAGGCTTAACGGCACTTGCCGCTGAACTTAATACTGTGGCTCCTGGTTGTGACGCATTAGCCGCCATATTGGAAAAGAACTGTAGGGCAAGTTCTGCTCCTGATATTTCTCTTGGTGCAGGGGCAAGACCTGAAAGTAAATCCTCTACGTCACCTAAACGACCTCCTGAAAGTGTATCTAAAGCACCTCTATAAGCAGAAGAAAAACCTAACCCACTTCCATTCGAACCAGTATATTCAACCATTACTTATCCCCTTCTATTATTTATTATACATGGCGTATGCCGATGCGAGTGACCCTAAAGCACCAATACCTTGCCCGAACACACTCGGAGATTGAGCGTACTGTTGCGCCATATTATATCCGTAATTCTGAGTATTGTAAGGAGTTCCCTGAAGCGTTCCTGACGCAAAGTTAATTTGCTCGTAAGGGTACTGCCTCTGATCTTGGTAATCAGCGTAAGCCATATCCAAAGCCATTTGGTCTAAACGCCTCTTGGCCTCACCAGTTGTAATAAGCCCTGCCGCTGTCTGCTCTCGCAAACCTTGAACCATTGGAGCCATACCTTGATAGGTCTGTTGCTGTCTTACCCTAGAACCTTCTTCAGTTTCGTAGCCTACTCTAGCCGCATCCTCTGCTCCAAATCTAGCCGCACGATCTGAATCAAAACCACTACGCATAGTATTTTCTGCATTAAATCTAGCCGAACGGTCTTGCTCAAAACCACTACGCATAGTGTTCTCTGCATTGAACCTAGCCGCACGGTCTGTGTCAAACCTGTTTGACGCAAAGCCTAAACCTTCAGCGGCCGCCCTTGACCTTAAATCACCGACAGCTTCTGCGCCACCAGTGCCAAGCATAGCCTCTGTAATTCCTAATCTTGAGCCACCGAATGCACCACCCCTAGCCGCGTTAGCCCTAGCCATGTTTTGTTGGGCTATAGTTTGCTCTTCAATTCCTTTTACTGCGGAATCTTGCGCCCCTTGATAAATGTCTAAATAGGGTTGCGCTGTGTCTAGGCTAAACTGGCCACCCAGTAATTCATCGCGAGTAGCACCTTGGTAGTTTCCTAGAAGATCACCCCTCGTAGCACCCTGATAGTTTCCCAGAAGGTCTTCCCTTGACGTTTTATCATATCCTTGGCCTAAACCTCCTGCCAATTCAGTAGCTTTATCAACGTAAGGTTGATATTCACCTGCACTTGTCGAAAGCAATCGTGCCGCCTCCTGCTCTTCAGGGGTTAGCTTAGAGTTACCGTAACTTGCTATACGTTGACCTTTGTAAAGAGGGTAAGGAGATTTTGCTAATTCTGCGGATTGTTCGAATAACGCTCTACCAGCGGCAGATACCCAAGCTGGTAGCGTTGTACCACTTATTGTCTCACTTGAACCAGGTAGGTTGACCGTTGAACCTGCACACATTGCACCCATTTTATTTGACCTCCGTATATAGAGATCCTGCTTTCACAAGACCCAATCTTTTAAAGAAACTGTCTTTCCGTTCCATATCCCCAGAATAGACATGACCAAGTTTGACTATGACATTAGCTTCATTTCCAATTTTAATAAAGCCCTTTACTAATTTTATTGCAATTTTGGAATTTCTGCTTTTAGGTTCTACATAAAACCAGAAGTCTCCCAAGTATTCTTCGCTCGACCACCAGTCGGAATTTAACATCCCACCAATAGATCCAACGATCTTCCCTTTAATCTCAGCAAGAAGGACTACACCGTCATGTATGGCTGAATTTATTGTGTCTAAAAGTTTTTTTGTGTTAATTGGTGAAACTCTTACTTCTGTCTCAGAGTGCATTTGCTCCAACAAAGTAAAGACTTTAGACACATCAAATGGTGTTGCCCTTCTTAATTCCATCTACATGCCGCCCAATGCGCCCATTGGAGGCTCTTGCATCATTGGAGGCTCTTGCATCATTGGCTCTTGCATTTCACCCTGTACCTTGTCGATTATTTCACCGAGTTCAGGGAGAACCTTCATTAAGACATGAGCGACATCAGGTGTAATTGCCCTGTCGAGTAATGCTAATTCTTCTGGAGACATATTTGCTATACGAGACATAAGGACAATTTCTATTTCCTCGTCAGGTTCCATTAATGCACCTCTCGCTTCAGGTGGCATTCCCTCTAGCAAATCTTCTCTTGGCATATTAGCCCCTTCCATAGAAGGCATATTAGCCCCTTCCATATTAGGTATAGGTGGACGTTCACCCATCATGGCCTCTTCCATCATCATCTCATCTTCTATAGCCATTTTATATCTCCTTTGTTTTGTAAAGTATTGACCAGTCTGATTTCTTGCAGAGCAATCCGACAGACCAACAAATCGGCTCTAAGATTTTCCTATATACTTTACCTAAGTAGTCAGGCTTGTCTCTCTCACCATAAATATACGCAATCTCGTTAGCCCTGTGTCCTGCGACATGCTTCCAGAACTTAACGAATTTACCTTTACGCATTTGCTTAACCATCCACACTGCCCAGACATGGTAGCCCCTGACATGTGTTGGCGTTAGGTAATCTCTAGTAAATCTGTAATCTAATAGGACGTGCTTCCTGTCTAGTATTCCCTGCCGCATAAGTTCATTGCAGATAACTCGACCGCCTAATGCACCACCAAGTAAAGATCCCAAATACCCACCGATTTTGCCACCAATAGGGAAAGGCATCATAGACCCTAATGCCGTTCCTAAATATTTACCTAGACCTGAACCTACGGCTCTCTTTGCCGCTTGCTTGGGTTTCTCACCTGCAATTAACGCGCCTACAAATGTCGTACCGCCTACAGCCAAACTGCTCCCGATATTACCTTTGTCAGTCCATATGTTACCTCTAGTTTCCGCAGTTACGTCTTTTGCATTTAACCCAGAAGCATCAATATTTTTATTTTGAGTTTCAAGTGCTTCTGCTGAAAGCCCCCCTTTTAGCACACCTTCTGGACTAGCACCCTTTCTAAGAGCTTCTATGGCATTCATTTGAGTTCTAGTAAAATTACTCGTGTCTACTTTATTTAAATTAGGAATAAATACATCACCTACTCTAAAGTCATCTCCTAAAAGACGGGAATTATCAAAAGATGTATTAGCCGCATCTGACCCTATTTGTAAATTTTTTCCTCCAGATAAAGGACTTTTAAATGTAGCACTAAGAGCCTCACCAAAATTACCACCTGTATTAGCGTAGGCATTGCCAAATGTGTTTGCTACGAGTGGCCCTCCGACTCCGACAACTAAACCACCAAGAACTTGAGCCACACTTGGTAAGTTAGCATTAGGGTCATTTGCATTGGCCTCTTGCGCCTTGCGCTCGTATTCATCAAGTAATCTCTGTTGAGCTGGGTCTGTACTATCAAACGTGACTTGGCCTGTCTGAACCATCTTAACAAACTCAAAAGGATCAGAACCTGCCATTCCGTAATTCATAAGATTACCTGTATATTCTTGCGACTGCAACTGACCAACGGGAACTGTTGTTGTTACGTTTTCAAGTGCTGGCATGTTAATCTCCTAACTTATCTCTAATATACTAGCTACAACGTGTAGCCTATTTGCGGTTGCCGCAGTTACTTTAAGTATTTCACCCTCTGTTATAACTAGAGGTGCAGTTAATAATTCGACTGTCGTATTAGCGGCCACAGCCTTAACTTTAAACAAACTAAATATTGCGGCACTTTCATTTGTTATAGTAACCGTGATCGTATCTGCACTACCTGTATCCTCACTTACCAAAATACTCTTCACAATACTAGTGGTAGCATCAGGAGCAGTATACAAAGTTGTTACGCTCGTTGTCGTAAGATCTAATTTTGCGTTTACATAATTATTTGCCATTACGCTATAAACCACCCTGTCGCTTCAGCCTGCTCTGCTATGAATTCAAGTCCAGAAGAGGTTGCGAAGTAATTACTTCTCTGCAAAATTTCTAATGTATTAATAAGTCTAGCCATGTGACCTCGACTATAATTATCTGGGGGGCTTGGCAGGCGAATGTTTGAAAGTGCCGCACTCATCTTAAACCATCCACTTTTGCGTTAATCCTAAATGTACCCATTGACCAATCATCAGTAGTTCCAGTGCTATAAAATTTCATCGCTATCTGACGGCCTTTCGCCCGTGTCGATACTTTCTCTGTTGAACTTGTTATCGTAAATGGCCCTTTTGTGACTTCTGGGGCATTAGGATATTTACGAGTGTTAAGGTCTACATAGAGGCTTGTTTCCGCGGTCATAGTAACGTCAGGCACTATCTTGTCTACCATATATAAATTTTCACCATCTTGAGTTATTTCACGCGGTGAAGATTCAACATACGCACTCATAGCAGAGCCATCTGCCGAAGTTCCTGTCTCTTGATTGTAAAGATACCCATCAGCATCAAATGCAAATGGAACTTTTCTAAACCCAAAGCTATCTAGCCAAGCCGTCCTGTCCATTGACCCTATAGACCAAGCATTCTCTAAATAATTAAACGTCACATAAGAATCTGGCTCTGGATTTAACGTGCCTGCGGAATTAGCAGTGCTTACATAAAACCAAGTAACTTCCTTAAATTTCTTGTCGTGAGCGACAATTGTCTTATCAATAAAATCTCGTTGAAGCCTGTCAAATACAAAATACTGAACTGAACATGGGATTTCTTTTACAACACCATCGTAAGTAAAGAAGTTCGTCTTGCCCATCCAAAAAACATTTCCATCAATATTAATCATAGTATTAAGGCCAGACGCACCTGCATTTGTAGCAAGTAACCTGAATGAAAATATAAATGGAGGGCCAACAAAGGTCATACCGTATATAGCCTCATCTGTAGATATAATTGTCTCTTCGCGTGAAGAAACCATAGTAACAATTTTTGTACCTATTTGAAGCCTCTGATCTCCTGCTGTGTTTAACGCAGTTGGCGCAAACTTGGTAAAGTCTTCCTGAGTAGACCACCTAACAAGCATTGGGTCAAAAGTTGGTGAGCTATATGAAGTAGCACCAGCCGCAATAAAGTGCCTGTCAGGAAAGCTGATTGTCGTAACTCTTACTTGTGCTGGTACACTTGTAGCTCCACTTTCATCAGAAATTAAACTTGCCCTAGTGGTATTTCCTGATGAAGTATCCCAATAGAACATAGCCTGACCTCGAACAGTCGCGATAAGGTCTTCACCCCAAAGGTCTAAATCCCAAGATGAGTTGTCTAAAGATATGTCAGCCTCAGATAAAGCTCTAGGAGTTCCCCATGTAGATTCACCCCAACCACCTGCACCCCAACCAAGGGCAGGAGTTGCCGATTGATAGCCTAATCCAGACGCATTCCCAATAAGATAATTAATAATAACTGAGTTCCCACCGCCAGCAGACACAGTAGATGTCGCCTCTGTCGGGGAAGTTATTGTGTAAGTGTTTGCATTTGGAATTGTAATTATCTGGTATCCTGTTTTTCTGTTTAAGTTTTCAGCAGTTACGCCACCCGTTGCGGCCGCACCGCTGAAGACTACGAAATCCCCTACGACAGCACCGTGTCCACTATCTGTAATTGTTATGACTGTACTTTCATCTGCCGTGGCAATTGGAGCAATAAGAACCTGTGTAACTGCCGCCCCACTGTCATGTGCGGCCGCTGATGTAGAATTAGTTCCGCGAGTACAACCAGTCAAAGTCAGGGAACTTATTCCAGTATATGTAATAATTTCAGAGCCAATAATAATTACTCCAGCAGTTTTAAAGCCAACCACACTCAGCAAGTCAATTCCAGTCTCGCTATTGTCTAACGCCTCAGTTGTTGTCGTGGCTGCATTTGTTCTGTCTCTTAGAGGAGTAATATCATAAAGTGCACTATTCTCTATAATATAAAGGTGGTTGTGAGTACCAACGGCAATTCTATCTTCACCATCAGTAATTGATCTCCAGAAAATCATTTTTCGAGCTATTCCCTGAAGTGTTGCCTCAGTGGAAGTGATCGTACCAGCAGAATCTAAAGAATTTATAGTATCTTTTTCCCAACCACCTATTTTAGATGGATAACCATTTTTAAAGCGAACTAAATTACTATCGACCCAGAACGGTCCATTTTTACCAGCAGAATATTCTGTGATGTCTTTTACTATTCCTGCTTTGAATTGAAGTAATTGCAGCGTCATTAACTAATCTCTCTCATTCTATTAACTAGCCGGTCGGCTCTATTTGTAACTTGGTTATACCAACGGCTGTCAACCATCTCATCAGCAGCTGAATTCCAATCTCTTTCATCAATGCCACGCTTCATGCCTTTAAATTTAGATAGCCGAGGCCTTCCCATATTAAACATCATGTTAGCTATTATTTCTTGAGCTTCATCTGGGAGTTCGTAAAAATCAGGATAAAGGATTTCGCAATCTAATAAAACATTCTCTAAGTCTGATTGAAAACATTGATTTATTCTTTCTTTGCTTACTGGCGTCCCTATTTCTTGCCCGTCCTCTTCATCTGATGCCAAAATTAAATGGCCTATCCCAAATGTTGGCAATCCCAAATGATCTAAATAAATCTCTTCAACTAAACCTTCGTCTGCTGAGATTTGATCTTGTAGCTGTTCTTTGTTCATTTTACTTTCCTTGCCTTATCTATAGCTCTTGAGCCAAACCAGAAAGATAGTATGGCCGCAAATATTCCTTTAGTCTCATCATCCCACAAG